AACAAAAAAGCGTTGCCTTCTTTAAATTCTGATACATCAGGGTATTCGGGTTGTTTCCTAAATACACCAGCTCTATCCTCTTTAGATTCGGCTTTCTGAATTGCATTATACACTCCCTCATTATATTCTTCAAGGTCAACGTGAAGACTAAGCCTAGCATGAGCTATTGTATTACTATTGTGATGAGAACCTCTAACTCTTATGTCTTTTCCTCTGTATGTATTTTTATTTCCTTCTAAAAGAATTTCAACATAGCCATCTTCCATTTCAGTATAGTCATTATAAGAAAGTCTTTGCCTTTGCGTATCTTGATAATTTCTTCCTTGGTTTATTACAGACTTTACCGTAATACCTTTTTCGTAGGCTAGATCTTTTGCTTCTTGCCTTGTATATTTTCTATTAGGCTCTAAAAATTCACCTGTGTAGTTTAACTCACCCTCACTCATTTTAGGAGAACGTTTACGTATAAACGCCATTATGTTTTTACCCATAGTTCCTTTGTCAGATATAGGGGCTTCGTCTAGGGCTGACATTAAAGGACTATAAAAAGTAGCTATAGTATTTTCTTGTTGTGCTACTGGTTGCACTCCTATTTGTCTCCTCATCTCTGCCCCTAAGTCAGGGTTTCGAGGGTCATCAAACTCTAAATCATCTACATATTGCCACGGATCATTATTAGCGTCTTCAAACAACCTAGCTTGATCATCTATTTCATCAAAGTCATCTAGTTCAATAATATTACCTTCACTATCATAATCTAATCGTTCGAGCATAGGGTTTCCATTAGCATCGACCATAGTATTTCCATCAGTATCGAGCAAAAGGCGGTTGCCATCTGCATCTGTACGGAAGCCCTCGTCTAAATCAAGATCAAATAAATCAATATCATCTAAAACGTCATCATCTGTTAAACTGTAGTCATCAAAACCTAAATCAACATCAACATCCTCATCAACTAATTTTTCAACTCTTTCTTTAAACGCAGGGTTGTACTTAGGGTTGTCAACTATACCTAAAGCAGGTTCAGTTTTAATATCCTTAACTTTCTTGGTTAACCCAAAAGCAGAACTTAACTCTTTAGCTAAAAGTCTACTAAGCGCCCCCATTACTGTACGTTCCCACTAAATCCCGGCTCTCCGGGCGTAGCAGCAGCTCCAACACCGATGTTGCCACCACCTCCACCTGTCATGTCCTGAGGGCCTGTAGGAGCTTGTCCTTGAGGCGCTGGGCCTCCTTGTGGCCCTGTAGGTGGTACACCCGGCTGAGGCGGTTCTGGCGGTGCTTGGAAGCCCTTGAGAATCTCAGCCTGTATTGCCGCATCTTCCATAGAGTTAGTCACCTTGTCAGGATCTAAGTCCATGCTTACAGCAATCTCACGAATGATATAGTCCATCTTAGCGAATGGAGCAAGTGTAGGGTTTTGTGCAACTTGTAAGAACTGCATTAGTCTTTGCGATCTTACTTCGTTAGCCATAAGGGAAGCAGTACCTTGAGCCTTAACATCTAAGTCACCTTTAATGCTAGGGTCATAGTCAAACTGCATGTTGAAACTAAAGAAAGCTTTACCTAGTGGGTTTAATAAATAGTCATCTACGTTCTTAATAACTGTACGGATTGAACCGTTAGCCGCAGACATAAGCATAGAGATACCTGAAGCTGTACGACCTACGCCTGACACACCAGTTTGACCGTGAGCAAAGGAAGGGAAGCCTGTAGATTCGTCTGACAGTACTCGTGCCTTATCGAACAACTGCATGTTCTCTCCAGCTACGTTAGGGAACTTTGTGCCGAAGATAGCCTGTCCGGGTGCACCCCCCTGTCTCCGAAACACTTTGCCGGGATACACAGATAGATCTTGTCCCGGAACTAAGTTAGTCTCATCAACTTCAATCAGTAAGTTACCAGACAGAACAGCATTGTCAACAGCCATACGCATGAAGCCGTTCATTAATGTCTGAGTGTCGTCCATGTTCTCTGCAATACCTACACCAAAGAAGCTGTAAGGATTGATCTCGTAAGGCATAGCATAGTAAGGTATAAGTGCTGGCTTGAAAGGATTCATAACCATACGAATGATCTGACCATTACATGCCCACAAGTTTACGTTTACTTGTTCTGCATCTTTAAGTTCTCTAGGTATCTTAAGATCATGGTCTTCTAATATCTCACGATCAACAAAACCCCAGAACTCTTTTACTTCATAACGTTCTGCTTTAGAGCCTTGCTCATCGTCTTCCATTACTTGTTCCCACCACTTCTTCTCGTAAGACTCGCCTAATCTAATGGCATTGTCTATAGAGTTATCACGGAAGAAAGGACGACCTTTAAGAGCACGGAGTTGTGATCTAGACATCTTATGACGTTCTATAATGTATTCAGCTTCATCCATGTTAGCCGCATCAGGATCAGGATAGAAGTCCCATATAGATACGTTGCTAGTAGATGGCACAGTCTTGATTACAGGATCGTAGTTACCCTCGTCATCCCATCGTGGATATTCTTTGTTAGTAGCAAACGGGCCTTTCATTATACCTGTACCAAACAAAGCACATTCAAATGCCGCTAAGCGAAGTTGTTTATTAGCTCCACTCTCTTCTAACTGATCGTGTATCTTCTTCTGCATCTTCTTAGCCGCAACCATTGCTGGCTTAACAGTAACAGTAGAAGGTGTAGTTCCCGGCCCTTCAATTAGTTTATCCATAACAGGAGCTAACTTATCAGACATACCGCCTAATCGTTCTGACAACTGTTGCATAGTCTCGCCCGGTTGTAGTTTAGATTCTTCACTAGAGAAAGGTGTAAAGACTTCTTTTAGTTCTTCTGAAGCATCATCAGCCGCAGGGTCTAAGTTGAAGTGTACTGTGTCAGCTATACCTTCAGGTAATGTAGTAGGATCTACGTTAATAGGAAACTTGTTGTTACCGAATAGTACATCTACAATCTGTCCGTAAGCCGCTAAGGTTTTAGTCTTAGTTACTTTTACGAATACACGAGATCGTTCAGCTTCAGTGAACTGTACATTAGGACTATATAATCCTCTATAGTTTCTATAGGCTTGCATCCACCGATCTTCATCAACACGCCTAGCATCTTCTGCTTTAGTAAAGCGTTCATTAATAAAACCTATGATGTTACCTACAGAAGGATCTGAATGTATATCATCTTCCTTTACATCCTCAATATAAGAAGAGTCTGCAGATTCAATGTTTTCTTCGTAGTCTTCGTCAAAGTCTTTAGGTTTCATACTTAATATCCAAATGTTGGGTCAGACGCTTGAAAGCCTGATCTTGATGTTGCAGGGTCATAATCAAAAATAGAACTGCGTGGGCGTGTCATTATACCGTAACGTAAAGCGTCATATAAGTGATCTTCGGCATGTGTATCAACGTCTTCTGGGTTTCGTTTATCTAAAGGAATACTAGGAAGTTGAGCTACGAGGTTAGTACAATTGTTAAACATTACTAGTCTAGGTTGCTCAGTAAACTCATCTACTTGTAATCTTCTGTGTATTTCATTCTTACCAGCAATACGTGAACCTTTTGATCTATCAGAAGGCCGCCATCTGCAACCCTTCATTATCATTTGCTCTGCTAGGCTCGGCCCTGTATCACCTCGTTTGTGCCATAAAGATGAATCGAGTACGCCGTATCTTATAGTACCATCTTCTGACTCAGCATCTAAAATCATATCAGCTAAGTCTGTAGCTGTAACCTTAGAGCAATACATCTCTCTATAGACAATCAGTTGTTCATCTGGAGCTACAGCAAACCATACAACTCCTGTATAACTTCCGTAACCATAGTCACAGGCTCTAAACTTAGCCCATCCATTAGGTATGTCGTAAGGTTCAACTACATGTATCTTACGATTAAACTCAGGGAAAGCCGCCCCTTCATTAATATCCCAATCACCTTCGAGTAACTGCTTTCGCTGATGCTCAGGTAATGATAGAAGCATAGCCTCATAGTCGCCTGTATCAGCTAAGTAAGGATTGTCAAACAAACTAGCAGGTATAAACTTGCGTTTGAATAACGGTTCACCTTCTCTACTGTGACCTCTAGGGTAGGCTAGTACTTCGCCTGTTTCTACATCAGTAGCCCAGAAAGGTACGTTAGGAGTAGAAGGATCAATAAACATCTTCTTGACCCAAGCATGTCCCGGCCCTCCGGGATTTGTAGTCGCCCTCATGTACAAACCTAATTCAGGTGCGGCACTACGTAAACGTGAGCGCATATAATTCCACGCATAAGGACTGTTCCATTGAGTCAACTCATCGAAGGCTACATAGTTAAACGCCTGTCCTTGGTAACGCATAACGTCTGTGTCTTTATCCAAGTAAGACATCCAGATCCTACCGCCTTGAGGTGTAGTCCATTGAGACTTTCTCTCTGACCACTTGATCCCCGGAATAGCTTTAGGGTATAGCTCTTGGCTTTTCTGAATAAGCTCACGTAATTCTTCTGTCGTGTGTCGTACCAGTAGTCCACTAAAGTCTTTGTGTCCTAAGTTACGTAGAGGATCTGCTAGTGTGGCATACGATTTTCCACCACCGGCTGCCCCTCCATATAGTACTTCACGTTCACTAGCCGCTAGATATTGTGTCTGTGGGCCGGGATTAGCTTTAAATACTACGTTTTGTGCGAACTCTACATCAAAAGGTGCTGGTGCTACTTGCGCTGGTACTGTATGTACAGGCTCTTGCTCAACTATCCTCGTCGTAGGTGTAGTATCCAAGTCTTTCTTTTTCAAGCGTTTCGTATTGCGCTTTTGTTTCTTCGAGCCAGAGGGCAAGCTTGCGTTTAATTTGAGCAAGTGACTTACGTTTTCTTTCGACATCTATGCGCTTCTTAAGTCCATCATGGGTTATGCGTCTGCCTGACTGTGTAGTTAACCAAGCAGATACTTCTCTGTAAGAGTACTGCTTTAGATGTTTCTTTGCAAGCTCTAATAGTTCTAGCTCTGTAGGGATAGGCTCTAACCACTTCTCATCTTCCGGATCTATTATGTAACCAAAGGGTACAGTCCGTTTAGATAGTCTGGGTATTCGTTCCCATCTTTTAATGTGAGAGGGCTTTGGTAGCATCCAATAGCCCAATTCTGTTTTCTGGAAGTCGGTCTTATGTTTCATCGCCCTGTGAGGAATCCTTTGGTGGTAATATAAATAGACCTCCGCTAGACTCCACTGCAACTTTCTCAGTTTTCACTAAGCCAGAACGGTCAAGAACCTGACCTGCAGCTATCATCCTCTCCTTGACACCTAACTGTGTAGGGTCATCTAAAGCTGAGCCATAAGCTATAGCCGCCTTCGGGCCTAGCCTAGACATATACTCTTTAGTAGCATCAAAGATTTCATCCTTCAATGCTGACGTAATAGATCTAGTAGGTGTTCCGTCACTGTAGCCAGCTAAACGCTTAGCCATAACAACATCTCCGGAAGCCTCTTCGAAAAGGACTTCCAGAAACTTTTGTTGGTTCTCTGTAAGGTTACGAGCCATTCATTCTCCGTCTGATATCATGCCTTGCGATACCTATATCTTTTAATTCTCTATCTGTAAGGTGTGTAAGTAACCACAGATCTGCTCTTGCTTGTTGTGACTTTTGTATTGATCCGTTTAAAGCTTCTAACCATTTTGAAAATGTTTTAAACATTATGTTTCTCCAGTGAAAATAACTACAAGTAATTTGTAGCCTACTGGAGCATAGTTATATTTATATAGTTATATCATACTATAGACAATAATGCAACCCCGTTATGCTTTTAGGTTTAAGTACCAGATGGCCCTCTTTTCTTTTTATTATTAGTACCTTTAAAATCTGAGTCAGATTGTAATGCTTTAGCCATATACTGCGTGAGACTTAGTTTAGGAGGTAGTCCTAATTTCTTGCGCTTAACTACGGACATGTCTCCATACTGCTTAAAAGTGTAACGGCTTAATGCATTTTCTTGTGCTTTATTTTTTGTTCTAACCGCAATGCCTCTTTTCTTGGCATTAGATTTATTTCTAGGATTAACAGAAAGAGTCTTTTTAACTGCAGCCTTATTAGAAGGAGACTCTGGATCTGCCTTACGTTTATTAACTTCAGACGAACCGCTACCACGTCCACCTGTTTTTGTAAGTCTTTTAGGCGGATCAAGTTTTGTAACTGTAATAGTTGTAGATCTTAATTTAGGCTTAGTAACTTTTGTTTTAGCGGGAGAAGGTTTGTTTAAATCCGCAGCTGTTGCGGCAATCATAACCTTACCATCTTTATTGGTATAGTAAAGACTTCCAGCTTTCTTTGCTGAAGATATACTTTTATACTTACCAGCATTCTTCTTAGCTTCTGCTGTACTTAAACCTTTAGATTTTTGTGCGGAATTAATCCATTCACGTAGAGACATTTTAGCCATTATTTTTTAGTTCCCTTTTGTGTTGCCGGTCTGGAAGCACCAATGTTAGCCATGCCACCATGTTTATAGCCCATCTTCTTAGCTACAGCAGGTGCGGCTTTCTTCAAAGCCTTCATACCTTTAGTCATACCGCCGTGCTTATATCCCATATCTTTTTTAGCCGCTGGTTTCTTCTTAGCCATTCCACCGTACATATACCCTGACTTCTTCTTCATGTCTGAATCCTTCATCATTGTGCCATCAGGCATTTTATGATAACCTTTTTTCATTGTGAGTCCACCTTCTGATGCTCTATACTTTGCAGTCTTCTCTGCAACTTTCTTTGGTTGTTTTACGAATTGTTTTCCTGCCGCTGTGCCTTTACGCTTAGCCGCAGTAGTAGCGGCATATTCTGCGGAGCTTAAAGCTTCTCTTGCTTTCTTTGGGAGGTAACGTTCTCCTGTCTTACCACTGGGTTTTCCACTCTTAGTTCCCCAATCTTCTTTCGTCCACTTCTTGAGTGATTTCTGTGGGGCTTTCATGACTTCTTGTAACCTCCACCTGCCGCTTTATATTGCTTAGCTAACATCTGAGCTTTACGTGCAGACCATTGACCTGCATTACCACCACTAGTTCCTGCTTTTATTTTGTTAAACAATTTCTTACGCATTGTTGGTTTAGTGTAGTTACCTGATGCATTGACAGCCATTTAAGATCCCTTTACCCATTTCTTAGAAGGAGACTTAGTTTTGCTACTGCTCCACTTTACTTTATTTGCCCAGTAAGCGGCAGACATCTTACCCTTCTTGATGTTCTTAGCGTGACGACTCTTGAAAGCCTCACGTTGTCCGGCGGTCTGGTTTGTCTTAACACCTTCCTGTCCGAACTTTATATACTTATACTTGCCACCTTCAGAAGCCATAACGTGATGAGACTTATCTGTAGAGTCATTAAGACGTTGAGGTTTGTTTACAGCCTTAAGACCTACGGCCTTCATCTTATTCTTTACTCGCTCAGGTATTGCCATTAGATCATCTTCAATGCTTGCTCTAGTGTTTCTTTGTTTCGTCTAGTCCAGCCACGACCAAATGTCTTGAACGTATCTAGTCCTTCATAGAAGCCTTGCCTTACGTGATACACATAATCAATAATATACTTAGGGTCTTTCTCCATAACTAAGCCTATTGTCTGTGGCCCTATAGCTCCATCTGCTGTAGCTCCTACTGCTCGTTGGATAGCCTTAGCTGGTCTGCCTGATCCGGAGTTAACTGCCCAATCAAACGCACACCAATCTACACCGGAAGGTAAATGGTCACCCTTTACTCTATCCCAATAGTTCTTCTTGTAGATCGGGCCTACATCGTCTGGCGTTAAGTCACGCATCTCTTCTTCGGTAGACTCTCGGCCTATCCATTCGTCGTATACTCTCTTAGTTACACCAAGGTTAGTCATACCACCGGGGTCTTTAGGGTGATTTACGAATCCTCCCTCGTGTTCCAGTAACATGTGTAGGCATTCATCAAAATTGCTTTTCATTATTTCTTCCCGAAGTATTTACTTACGCCACGCATACCAATACTGGCACTAACGATCCCACCCAAAGAGTATTGATACCAATCTGGCATAATCTCTAGGGCAGTAAACCCTGCTTGTACGATCTGATTGCCCCAATCACCACAAAACGCTAGGATTAACGGGATCGAAAAGAGTAGAGTTATCCATTCGTCTTTCCAGCTATTCTCTGTAGCCTTCATAGCCGCTATATCCCAGTCAATCTCACCGGTGGCTATCTTCATCTTAGTTTCAGCCTCAGCTTTCTTAACTGCAGTCTTGCCTTCTATCATTGTGCCAGCAAGGTTGGCTACTTGACCTATTAAGTTTAAGCCTAACATCAGTAATCATCCTTCTTCTTAATATTAGTAAAGCCAAAGAAGGCAGTCACGATGCCTACCACTGCGATACAGTAGGTAGGAGCAATAGCTGTAAGGTTATCAGCCGCAACTTTCTGTCCTAAGACGTTACATACAATAATCATGATAGGATATAGTAGTAGTCCAGCTAACGAGAACCATACCATCTTACGTTGTTGGTCACGCTTACTGTTCTCATCCTCGATCTGCATTCTTTTGTCATCGAGTAGGAGCTTATCCCATTCAGATTTCTCTATAGAGCCATTCTTGTCTGTATCTACATCTTCAAAGCTTGTCATTCTTCCCAATCTCTCTTCCTGTTAGGATCAAGTACATCTCTTTTGTCTATCATCCCCTCTAGATACATAGCTCGTTCTACTCTATCTAAAGTATATCTTACTCCGGTGTCACCTTCGATGGCAGTACGGACATAGAATACGTCACTCTTGGGGATATGAACACGGTACATTGCACGAGAGTCATTATTAGCTAAAGCATCATAGAACTCTTCAAGTACATTTTCACTTGCGTATAGTTTTATTCGTTTTGTCATTATTGTCAATACATATTTCAGATAAAATTGTACCGCAAACTAAATGAGAGTTTACATCATCGTTAAGGGAAGGAGACAAATGAGGAGACTTAACAATAACACAGTCAATCAGATAGTCTACGGTACTTTAGTTACACTTAGAGTTATAACTTCTTTATTAGTTAAGTCGTTTATTGTCTTAACCTTGTACAAATTAGTATATACTACTCTAAATATAGTGTCAACACCTAAGTTTCACTATACGTAACACTTTACCTAGATCCACGAACTGATTTACAACACTCTTAGTTAAACTTTATAGTAAGATATTTTTTTATTGTAACTTTATATTTAACTTATAGTTTAACTAAGCTTCGCTACGCTCAGTTATAACCATTTTAGTACCCCTGTCAAGCCCTAAAGTGCATCTGGTAACGATATATTACAGTTTGTAACACTTTGTGTACCACTTTGGGCCATTCTAAAAATCACTTCTGTGTAGGAGTACATATACGTATACGGGTGGATGGGGGGTGGCCCTCGTCTGGGGCAGCACTTTGTCTATGATCTATGGGATTTTATGGTGTTTCTATAGCTAAGCTGTTGATATTGTTACACTTTTATACGGATTATCTATCAGGCTATGCCTATAATGCTTAAAAAATATGTTACTTGAAAGAATGTACGATGTTTTTAAAAGTTTTATGCACCAAAACATATACCCCTCTTAAAAGCTTTTCTAAAAGATATACCCCTATCAAAACCGTTCTTGGAAATTCCAATAACACTAACAAGAAAAACCCATAGCAAAACATAGGCCAAAAATTATTTTATATAATGCTATTGACTATTCTTAAAAAGTGTGAATGCTAAAGAGACTTAAGCAATTAGGCTTTACAAATTGGAGATTACAAAATGATTAAAACAAATTCAAAAACAGTAGCAACAAATTCAGTAGATAACTTTATCAGAATAGGTAAAAAGAAATTTACTAAAACTGAATTGGCGGAACACGGTGTTGCGGTATATGAAAAAATGTATCTGAATAACGAGCAACAATTAGAATATTATAACGAATTAGGAAATATCTTTATTCAAATTAGATTGTCCT